AGCTCGACCCGAAACGCGCGCCCCACGCTATTACGCTGGTGGACGTGGAGACCGGCAGCATTGTCCTGCTGAAGAGCGGAAGCATCGTAACCGTCGTTGAACCCAAACATTGAAATCAATCACGCGAAAAACAGAAGAGGAAATGCGGCAGGAGGCGACCTTCACGCCGATCAAAGTAAAAGACTACCGAGTCCATTACGACTATTGGGAATGCTATGTCCACAAGGTTGTCTTCGAGCCAGAGGACAGCGTTCTCCTGAAGACGTTGGGCAACACGAGTCACCTCGTCTGCCCGCTGAAGATTTCCACGGTCCAAAACCTCAGACGCGGGCTCTTCTCAAACAAGAAGGAGTTGGTCAGCCGGACTTGTTGTGAGGGGCTCTGCGGAGCCGACAAGGACTGGTACGAAGAGCGGTACAAAATAACCGAACCACACCAATGACCCCCACCAAGCTATTCGTTGACGACATCAGAACGGCGCCCGATGAAACATGGACGGTGGCCCGCACCATCACGGCGGCAATCAGCGCGATAGCCACCTTCGACTTCGACGTAATTTCGCTCGACCACGATATCAGCCACCAGATAGAGATGGGCGGGCTTTCACGGCCATACCCGTGCGACGAGACGTTTGTGCCGGTGGCGCAATTCATCGCGGAGAAATATCAACCGCATGAGCACGGCGCGATGTGTTTCAGGGGAAGCAAAACGCCGAAGATCATCATCCACACTGCGAATCCGGCCGGGGCAATTCGCATCGCTGGACACCTCAAGGGATTCGAGATCGAGCGGAAAGAAAGCACGCCGGCGAACCGGCTGGAAACAGAACTATGATCGACCGCTACACCATAAAATTTGGCCCGGCCGTTAGCCAGAAGGAACTGGAAAAGGCCTTGCATGAAACGGGAGAGACACTGGCCATGCCGCCGGCACTTCACAAGATGAAGGCGCGGATCGAGGTGATTTGCGACTTCGAGGACTTGAAGAAGCTGAAGGAGATGCTGAACGAGCTTAGCCCGTACTGAAGCATCTGATGGTGTAGTATACTCGCGTCGAGGAGCCTAAGCGATGGCCATCGATACGGAATTAGCTGAGCCCCAGGTTAATGTCGAAGACCAGCGAACCGACGAGGGTGATGCTGTAGAGGTTCAATCTCTTAGATATTCCATATCAAGCTACGGCGCCGATTACCCTGTTGATGGCCTAGTGAAGCGAATAAAGGACGGCGCTATCTATGTGCCAAAATTTCAGCGCGAATTCGTTTGGGATGTTAAGGACGCGTCGCGCTTTGTGGAGTCGCTTCTTTTAGGGTTGCCCGTTCCCAGCATTTTTCTTTCAAAGGAATTCGACACGGGCAAGCTGTTGGTTGTAGATGGCCAGCAACGGCTTTTATCGTTGCAAAATTTCTACGACGGCATTTGGAAGCCAACTGGCGACACGTTCCGCTTGAAAGGTGTTCAGCCTGATTTCGAGGGACGCACGTACGAAACTCTCCAGGACGAAGATCGTCGGCAGCTCGATGACGCCATTCTGCATGCCATCGTCTTCAAGCAAGATCAGCCGACCCAAGACGAGAGCAGCGTATACGAGGTGTTCCAGCGCTTGAACACTGGCGGAAAAAAACTCACGCCTCAAGAGGTTCGTAGCGCCGTGCATCATTCCGGACGGATTCGCGATTTGCTGGAGGAATTGAATAAATACCCTTCTTGGCGGTCGATCTATGGCGAAGAGGATGTTCGCATGCGCGACCAAGAACTCGTCCTTCGGTTCTTCGCGTTGCTCTACGAGGGAGATCGCTACCAAACGCCGATGGTTGGATTCCTTAACCGCTATATGGGCATGAGCAAGGAATTGTCGGATGCCGAGGTCACCGCAATGACCGATATTTTTCAACGGTCGATAGACGTGATTTATGCTGCGGCAGGAGCGACAGCGTTTCGACCGGCCCGCGCTCTGAACGCGGCCGTGTTTGATTCTGTTATGGTGGCAACGGCAAAACGCTTGGAGGTTGGTCCGGTAACGGACACTACAGCCTTTGGAGATGCTTATCGTGCGCTGCTGACGAATCAGACATTCCTTGAGGCTTGCGGGAGAGGAACCGCTGGAGCCGAGCGAGTCCGCAAGCGCCTCGATCTAGCGAACACAGCGTTCGCGCCAGTGCCATGAGCTTGCTTGAGATAACTAGCCAAAGCCAACGGATCGACGATCTGTTTATCAAGGCGAAGACGTTAGACCCAGAAGTGCAGTCCCATTGGTCGCGCTACCTCTGTGTGCTAATTAGCGGATTTCTGGAGAATGCAGTTCGGTTGACGTTCTCCGAGTATACGCGTAGCCGCGCAGATGCTACTGTCGCTACATTTGTGGACCGAAAGTTACAAGATTTTCAGAACCCGAGGATGAATCTGATTCTCGACATGGCGGGATTCTTCAATGATGACTGGAAGAAAGCCCTCAAGATTCAGACCGAAGGCCAGCTCGAAACATCCGTCAATAGTATCGTCCTCAATAGACATCAGATTGTCCACGGTAAATCAATACCATTGACTCTGCACAATCTCATTCAATACTATGCAGATGCCGTAAAGGTGGTGGGCCTGTTGCGTCAGCAGTGCGGCCTATAAGTCCTCCTTCGTTCTCTGTTCAAATCACTATCGCCGCTCTACACTTAGAGCAAACCCTCCATTGCTTACATTTTCCATGCCACGCATCTCCCAGGAGCACAAGCAGTATTACAAATCGCGAATTCGTAGCATCCTCGCCCAAGACCATCAGATCACCCAGAGGGCATTGCAGGAGCGTCTCAAGCGCGACGGCTTGGAGCTCGACCGCCAATACCTCGCCGCGCTTCTGAACAGCATCTACGCCGAGCGCACGAAGCGGCTCGACACCGTCACCCTGACAACCGCTCTCGCATCGTTCCAGGATGTGATGACCGAGATCGTCCGGCACGCATGGGAGATTGTGAACGATCCGATGGCCGAGCGTAACGAGGTTCTTGCGGCCTTGCGTGAGATACGCGCGGCACACAACGACGTCTTCGAGAAGCTGTTTGACGCTGGAGTCTTCGAACGAAAACTCGGCGAACTGAACATGAATATCAGGAACGTCCCCTTGGAGGATGAGCGCAAGCGCGGCATCCGGTCTGCGTTCGACGCATGGAAGCTTCTACCCCCCGTTGATGCAGGACCCAGCAATACAAACCCATCCGGCTGACATTTTTTATGATAGCTACGAAGCCCGCAGGCAGAGCGCGAAATCGCTGCTTGGCTTTTCGCTCATCTACCTCACCGGCTATTTCACCGACCCGCCGGCACTATTCCATCCGCAACTCGTAAACGCCCTTGAGAGCGACGAAGAGAAGCGTCTCCTCGTTATTGGTTTCCGTGGCTCCGGCAAATCCACGTTCGGTTCACTGGCACTCCCCTTGTGGGCGGCGCTCGAACACCCCGAGAAATATCCGTTCATCATTCTCGTGGCGGATTCCAGCCGCCAGGCGACGCTCAACATCAGCGCCATCAAGTACGAACTCGAAACCAACGTCCTCATCAAACAGGACTACGGCGAGATCAAGGGCAATGTGGTTGAGGATTTCTCCCTCAAGAGCGATGGCGAGTAGTGGCAGAAGCAAAACATCGTTCTTTCGAACGGCGTCAGAATTCTCGCCCGCTCCCGTGGACAGAAGGTGCGCGGTCTCCGCCACCTCCAGCACCGCCCCAAGCTCGTGGTGGTGGACGACCCTGAGGACGGGGAGTGGGTTCGCACCAAGGAGAACCGAGATAAAACCGACCGTTGGCTGCGCTCAGAAATCATGGGTGGTCTCGACGCGCGCAAGGGCAAGCTCGTCGTCATTGGCAACCTGCTTCATACCGACGCCCTGTTGTCGCGCCTGAAGTCGCCCGGTAGCGGCTACAGAACCCTCGAATTCCCGCTCATTGACCCCAAGACGGGCGTTTGCACCTGGCCGGCGATGTATCCCACCACGGAATCGCTCAAGGCCAAGGAGCGCGACATGGGGCCAATTGCGTGGGCGCGCGAGATGCTGCTCAAGATCGTGGCTGACGAGGGCGCCATTATCACGCCTGAGGACATTCACTACTACGACGAGCGCCCCAAAGCAACGGCGGCGATCAAAGGACATGGTGTGGATCTTGCCATTAGCCAGAAGGAGAGCGCCGACTATACAACCATTGTGTCCGGGGAGGTGTTTTACGTCGAAGATGTGCCGAAGATCTACATCCGGCCAAATCCGTACAACGAACACGCGACTTTTCACGAGTTCATCAAGAGGGTTCGTGAAATACCTGGAGAAATGGGCGGCTCAAACCTGTTCTTTGTGGAAGACGTAGCATATCAGAAAGCCGCCATTCAAGAGATGGAGCGGGCGATGATTCCGGTTGTCCCGATGAAGCCGATTCATGATAAGCGGAGTCGTCTGCAGGTCGTGGCCCCGCTCATCAAGAACGGAACGGTTCTCTTCCCGCGAACTGGATGCGAACAGTTGCTTGGTCAGATCTTCAACCTAGGGGTGGAGTCCCATGACGATTTAGTTGACGGATGTACCTATTTATTGCAGGGTTTCGTGAATCAGGGGCTTGAGCTGCCGAAGATTCACTGGATCGAGGGGTAGACTGAGGACTATAATTGATAGCAAATGAGTCTTGACTTTTACGATTCTTCTGGCGATGCCGTTGCGTACACTGACGATAACGAACATATCTACCTGTTCAACGGAGAACCCGCCGCATATGTCTATAAGGACTCAGTCTACAGCTATTCAGGGTCGCACCTCGGATGGTTTGCAGATCGTTTGATTCGAGACCATAGCGGCGACACGGTATTCTTCACGCCTACTGGCAAGCGTGGTCCTATTAAGCCACTAAGACACGTCAATCCGCTCAAAGGGTTAAAGTGTCGTCGTCCGCTAAAGAGTCTCCGCGAGCTCGCACCTTCGAGATCCTATAAATCGCAGTCATGGTCGACGATGACCGGCGAGTCCTTCTTCGAGCTCTGAGGGAAGTACGTTCGCATTGACCGCGATGTCCACATGTTGCGGTTTTGTCGATGGTGTTTATACTTAACACCAAATGGACGCGCTCAAAACCACAACCGCGCGGGAGATAAGCAAGGATGCCGTCGTTGAAGGCGTGAACGTCGCGCTCCACGATGGTCATGGCTCCCTTCTTTCAGCCTCGCAGGAGGAAGGCATGAAAGCCGGCGACTTCTATTTCAAATCAAACGTCCTAACACACTACGAAAGATCATCGTGGTTTCGCCGTGTCATTCTCCGCGAGCGCGAGAAGATGATTGTTCAGGTCAAGAACAGCGTCGTGATGAGCTGCCCGTACTGTGGCTTGCCGCTTCTCACATCGCTCGACAACGCAATCATTTCACGCAATCCTCTCACCCTCGAAAAGCCCACCAGTTGCCCGTATTCAAGCCCTTCAACACATTCATTTTCGGTAAAGGACGGAATCATCATACCTGCCGCGTAGTCAATGCCATCCCCCGCCCTCAATGCCAACAATAAGCCCTCATGGCGCGCTCGCCTCACGCGCGGCCTTGCCGCGGCCATCTTCCCCGAACTCTACGAACAATCGCAGGGCGGCCCTGCTATGAGCCGCTATGGCGTCGTTAAGAACGTCGGTGGGCAGTTCGGCGAGATGGGTGGCACTGGCAATCAGTTCGTCATCGAACGACCGTCCGGCGGCAACCCCATAGACGCGCGCAAACTGCTCGCCAGCAACAACGGCTTGGTGTACGCCGCTGTGAATGCCAAAGCGCGCGAGGTCATGGTCATCGACTGGCGTCTATTTGAGGCGAAGGGCGAAGACGCCGAAGAAAAGACCGACCACGACTTGCTCGACTTGCTCGACACCGTGAACGACAACATGAACGGGCTGGAGCTGAAGTACCTCACGTCAGCGTGCCTTGACCTCACGGGCGATGCGTATTGGTATTTGGAGGGCGTCAAGAACGACCTCGACGAACCAACCGCCATTCACCTCATGCCGCCCGACCGGGTAAGACCCGTCATCGACCGGCGCTCGTGGCCGTACCAGCTCATCGGTTACCGGATGAAACTGGAAACGAAGGAAATCAACTTCGAGCCCTACGAGGTGATCCACTTCCGGCTCCCGAACCCCAACGACTTCATGACCGGCTATAGCCCCGTCTCTGCCGGCGCGATGTACATCGACAACGACCATCACGCGATGGAGTTCAATCGGAAGTT